AGGAGGGAGACGTTTTCCGGATCACGGCCTCGACTCCCGACATCGACCGGGACGAGGAGATCGTCGAGCCGACCGCGGTAAACAACCTCGACTTTTATCTCAAATACAACCCGGTGATTTTATTCGCTCACGATCACTGGAAACCGCCGATCGCGAAAGCGGTCTCCGGGCAGATCAAGCCGCGGGCCCTCGAGCTCGACATCGAGTTTGCTCCGACTCCTTTCGCCCAGGAGATCAAAACGCTATACGAGGGTGGTTTTATGAATAGTTTCTCGATCGGTTTCATCCCGGTAAAGCGGGAAATGACCGAGGAGGGGATCGTCCGGTTTACCGAGATCGAGCTCCTCGAGGTCTCCGCGGTGTCGGTCCCGGCCAACGCAAACGCGACGATCCAGAGGGCCCTCGAGGGGGCTTGTCAAAAAGGGCTCGCTTTTCCTATCATGGAGTCAATAGTCGACGGGGGCTCGATCGAGCGAAGTAAGCCGGGGCCTAAAGGCGAGAGCGCAGAAAAGCGACGGATTCTTTCCCTTGCCGATGTTTACAGCAAACGGAGGAAATAATGAATAAGATCGAATTGATCAAGGCCCTCATTGCCAAAACGGAGGACCCGGCCGAGCTCGAGGAGCTTAACAAGCAACTCCTCGACGCGATCGAGGCCGAGGCCCGCGAAAAGGCGGAGAAAGAGGCCAACGAAAAAGCCGAGGCGAAGATCCTCGAGTTTCAGAAAGAGCACACCGAGCTCGGGAAAGCGATCACGCTCCCTGGGGATCCGGATCCAAGCGCCGCCCAGGTGAAGGTCGTCGAGGCGAATATGTATAAGGGTTACTCGCTCAAGAGGGCCCGCGGTACGTTGATAAACGACGGCCGGATCCATCCCTCGATTCAGAAAATGGCGAAAGCCGACCCGGACTCCGCGGAATTGGTTTGTAAGTGGATGGTCGATCAGCTTGAAAAAGCGAGCCAGTTCTACCCCGGAATGTCGCCGGCTCAGAAAGCGCAAATGGTCGAGGGGACCGACGCTCTCGGCGGATACACGACTCCGACCGAGGAGCGCGAGGCGATCCTTTCCTATATCCGGGAGGTCTCGATCGCTCTCCCGAACGTGACCACAATCCCTATGCAGTCGGACTCAATGACCATGAGCGCCGAGGATTTCAAAGTCCAGGTTGCCTACACCGACGAGGCGAGCGACGCGACCGAGACCTCCGCGACCTTTGCTCCGATCACGCTCACTCCTAAAAGGATGGACGCATACACAAAGGTCTCGAATGAGCTCATCGACGATACCTCGGTTCCTGGCGGGATCGCGGGTCTCCTGGCCGGCCAGTTTTTCGAGGCCGTCGGGCAAAAGGTAGACTCGACGGTATTCATGGGAACCGGCGATCCGGTCTCCGGAGTTTTCCTTTCGGCGGGGACAAGCGTCGTATTCGAGAGCGGCTCGACTCATTTCTCGGAGCTCCTCGAGTCGAATATGCGGACCGCGATCCGCAACATCAAAACGCGCCGGCTCGCCGCGGCTAAGTGGTACGCTCACCGGGTCCCGACCTGGGATTATGTCTACGGACTCCAGGACGGAAACAGTCGGCCCTATTTCATAGAGTCGATGGTCGCGGGAGCGCCACACCAGGCGTGGGGGTATCCTTTCCTCTTGCCAGAGGAAACGCCGCAAACAAGCGCGGCGGCTACCGGGTTCATTGTGTTTGGGGATCTCCGCGGGTTCATTGTCGGGGAGCGTATGACAAACGTCTCGCTTTTCGTCGATCCGTACTCGTTGTCAAGATCCAACTCGACGCAGTACCTACTCTTTACGAGGTGGGCCTACGCTCACGCTCTGAATGAGTATTACACGAGGATTGTCACCGCCGCGAGCTAATAGTTCGCGGTGTCCTCCCCGGCGCGGAGGCTATATCGAGAGGACGAGCGAGCCGGCGCTCGTCCTTTTTTGTTTTGAAAAGGAGAGTCAAACTATGGGAGTAACACCTCCGAAAATGCCGCCGCGGATGATCTACTCGGACGAGGGTCTCTGCGAATTGTGCGGCCGGAACGACCTCGTCGCTCGGGCGACTTATTACGGGGAATCAATCATTCTGTGTCAGGATTGCTCGAACGCTCTCAACGACCAGCGGGCGGTATATGTCACGCCGCCGCGGGGCGAGTCGGCGGTGAGGTGGCCGGGATGAAAATTGCCTGGATGAGCGACTGGAATCGATGGGGAAACGGAAAGGGATATTCGGTCCATAATGGGAACATGAAAAAATGGACCGAGGGCCTCCCGGACGTCGAGGTCGTCGACGATCCGTTCCAGGCTCCGGTCGTCCTGGATATTGTTGTCCCTCCTGGGTACAAGCCGGTCCCCGGCCGTTTCAATGTTCTTTTCACAATGTACGAAATGGGGACAATCCCGAAAGACTGGATCGAGCCGATCAACCTCGCCGACTTGATAATAGTCCCTTGCGAACACAATCGGACGCTATTCCGGAACTACACGAAAAAGCCGATCGAGGTATGTCCGGAGGGAGTGGATCCCGCGGTCTATCGATTCGTTGCTCGGGACCCTGGGGTCCTGGTCGAGATCGCTCCGGGATCCGGGACCTATTACCGGAAAATGCCGAAAAATAGACACTTCAATTTCTTATGGGTCGGGGCCTCGAATCCGCGGAAAGGTTTCGAGCTCGTCGCGAATGCCTGGGAGGAGTGGATCGCATACGAGCCCCAGGAGGTTATCGAGAATACTCGGCTGATAATGAAAACCACAAAGGAGAGCGAGCCGGAGTCGACAAAATGGATGTTCGGCGCGATCATCGATACACGCCGGCTCCCGGACGAGGAGCTCGTTAATCTCTACAACAAGTCTCACGCTTTCCTCCTCCCGTCGATGGGGGAGGGATGGGGGCTCACTCTATGCGAAGGTCAAGCGACCGGGCTCCCGTGTGTCTATACTCCCTGGTCCGGGCCCGTCGACTTTATGCGAAAGGAGTGGTCGTATCCGGCGAAGTGGAAAACTATCCCTATGCGAGCGGTACGGACGAAAATCCTCGAGGGCAAAAAAGAGAAAACCGAGATCGCCCATCAAGGGCCGGTCGCTTGTGCGTCGGTAAAGTCTATCGTCCAGCGAATGAGACAAATCTATTACGGATACGAGGCGGCCCTGGAAAAAGGATATCAAGGGTCGTATCATATACGGCATAACTTTACTTGGAGAAAGGCGGCGATCCGCTTGTGTGAGATCCTCGCCGAATACTCCGGACAAGACTGGAAAAATCCGGACAACGAAAGAGGAGAAGATCATGACGGTAAAAATTAGCATTACAACGGAGTGCGGCGCGAAGTGTAAAACGTGCCCGGTATGGACAAAGAAAAAGGAGACAATGTCGGTCGATACGTTTCGGCTACTTTGGGCCCGCGTCAACTCATGGCCGGGAGTCTCGAAAATCTTTATCAACTCGACCGGGGACGTCAACGCTCTCGAGAATAAGCGGGAGTATTTCAACATAATCGAAAAGCTCCAGGGGCCGCCGGTCTCGGTGACAATGAACGGCCGCGGGTTCGATTATGTCCCTCGAGTCGATACGTTGATCTTTTCGTTCAACGGGAGCAATAAAGATAATTACGAGCATACGACCGGCCTCGATTTCGACGAGACGGTCCGCAACATCAAGAGCAAGTATCAGGAGATCCGGGAGCGGACAAAGTATCGCGAGGTCAATTATCTCGTATGGAAAGACAACGCCGGCGGCGAGTCGGAGTTTATGGACCTATGGCGGGACTTTCCGGGGATCCTCCGGATCGGGTATAAATGCGAGAATCAATTCGGCGAATATTTTGGAGCTATGCCGGGAATGGAGGACGAGGAGCGGATCCCTTGCGATTATCTCGACGGGATCACGATCGCGCCGAATTGCCAGGTTATCCGGTGTGCTCACGACTTCGACTTTTCGACCTCCTGGGGAAACGCTCTCGAGGATCCTATCGGTAAGATTCTCATGAATCCGGACCGGATCAAATTGATCGAGGCTCACAACCGGGGGGACTATCCGGGCTTGTGTGAATCGTGCAACTATAACGTCAGTACGGCCGGGAAATACTATTACACGAAAGGGGCGGTGTAATGTCATTAAATAGCAAAGTAGCATTATCGACGCTCGACGAGCTCAAACTGTTTTTAGCGGATAAGGGGACCGACGACTTTATGAGCTCGGACGCATACGACGGGAAACTCGAAAATATAATCAACGCGGTAGGGCAGTTTTTCAACACCTACACCGGGAGGACTCTTGTCGAGGCGGCCCATACGGACTATTTCGACGGGGACGGATCCTCGACGCTCCTCCTCCCGGAGTTTCCGATTATATCGACGGCCTCAACGATCGAGGTCTATGTCGATATTGACCGGGAGTATCCGGCGAGCTCAAAGATCGCCGCGGCTAAAATCATACTCTACTCAAAGGACGGCGTCGTCCGGATCGAGGACGACGTTTTCACCGAGGGCCCTCAATCGGTCAAGGTCGTATATACGGCCGGCTATGAGCTCGAGTCCGACGACGGGGTCGTCCTCCCGGAGGATCTCCGGCAAGCGGCGCTCATGACGTGCGGGGCCCTTTGGAAAGTCGAGAAAGAAAAGATTTTTAAAATGACCGCGGTCTCGATCTCCGGCGGTAGTGTCACTTTTGACGTCGAGAAAGCTCTCCTCCCGTTCGCCGAGGAAGTGCTCGAGCTCTATGTCGCCCAGGAACGAGCGGGGATCCGGTGGTAAATGGCCGGCGTCGCCTATGCGGTACAGATAACCGACCGATCGGCATACAAGGCCCTCGAGCGGGTCGGCGGGGATATGAACATGATTCGGCGGCGGATCCTTTCCAGGGTCGGGGAGAGCGCGGTCTCGTATGTGCAACGCGAGAAGCTCCGCGGCCAGGTGCTCCGGCGGCAATCGGGACACCTCGCCCAGGGATTGCATTACGTTTTTATCGGCCCGTTCTCGATATTCGTCGCTCCCTCGGTCAAGTATGGGGCTATACACGAATATGGCGGAGTGATCCGGCCGGTCAATGCGACGGTGCTCCGATGGTTCAACGAGGCCGGCGATCCGGTATTCGCGAAAAGGGTTATTATGCCGGCGAAGCCCTGGCTAGGGCCGGGGCTCGGGGAGTATCTCAAATCAGGTGCGGCCGAGCGGCTCGTCGAGAGAACGCTCCAGGAGGAGCTCGACCGGATCTCAAGGAGTTCTAGAAACTAATGGCTATTGAAAGACCAGAGGAGCAAATCCTCGACGGGCTCAAAGACTATATCAAAGACAACCTCGATACTTACTTGACGACGATCGAGACCGAGGCGGCCGACGGGATCACGCTCCAGGATATCGACTATCACGGAGTGGGCGAGTACGATATCTCGACGCTCGATCGCTTTCCCTCGCTTCTCTACTTCCCGGAAAATATCGGATACGAGTACTTGACCACAAAGAGCGAGGAGATCACAATATCAGTCAATGGGATCCTGGTCCTCCGCGAAGTATTGCGGGAGAACGCGACGATCAAGCTACTTCGCTATGTTGCGGGGATCCGGGCGCTATTCGACGCCGACCGGACCGCCGGCGGAGTCGTTGACAAGGTAAAGGTTTCGGAGGTCCGGTTTTTCGCTCATATCCCAGGCGTTGACGACCGGGCCCTGGCCGAGGTTATAATGACGGCGACGAAAGAGATCCAGAGATAAACGGAGGGCGTTATGAATTTTTCCGGAGAGGATACAAAATTACAGATCGGACTCGAGTCAACCTGGGGGACCGCGGTCGCTCCGACAGTCGAGCTCGATATGATAGACGAGGAGTTCGGCGGGGAGATTATCGTCAACACCGAGCCGACGCTCGTCGGCAAGGCGACGGCCGGCCGATCCGACGTCATGGGGAATAAGGTCCCCGGCGGGTTTACGATGCTCGTAAAGCCGGACAATATCGGACTCCTCCTCGCTTGTGCCCTGGGGACCGAGGCGGCTCCCGCCGGCGTAGGCGGGACCTCGAGCGTATACGATCACGCTTTTACACTGTTGACTGGATCCGCGTCGACGCTCCCTTTCTTTACGGCCGTTGTCGACAAGAAAGCCGATGTCCG